GCTTTTAGCATTGCGGCATAAGTGTCTGATTTTAAAATATCAGCTTTAAACCCTGCCAAGTCTAACGAAGTAGCACCGCCGTCTTCGTCTGTAAACGTGTATTTGTCTGTTTCAGGGTCATAACTCACCCTATCAGATATTAACTTTTTAAACGCTTTAGCACCTGCATCAGTTGCAAGTGCTGATAATTCGTTAACAACAGCATCACGCGCTTTTTTGATTACAACGGCATCACGTTTAGCAATTCGCTCTTCGTACTGTTTAATCGTTTCACCGTGTCTCTTTTCGCTATCTGCTAAAATTTCATCAATCTTACCTTCGGCCTTTAACTTTTCTAGTGCTTTTTTTTCAGCTTCGGCTGCACGCTCTGCATCTTTAGACTTATAGCCTTTTAATTCATTGGCTAAATTGTCGCGCTCTTCGCCTTTGCGCTTCATTGCACCAATGACCGTAGCAAAATCTTTATGCTGATAAATCTTGTTGCCGTCTTTTTCGACTTCAACATAATCAGCTCTAAACTTTTCAGGGACATCTTCTAAACTTGTAACTTCTATCATAATCAAAACCTTTGATTGTGTGGTTATTGTACGCCTATTTGTGCCACAGGCAAGGGCATACTCTCTATCATACTGATAATATCCTCAGCCTCTCCGCTAAGATACCCCCCTGCTATGAGCTTTTCAATAGCCATTTGAGGAGTCATTAGCCTGTCCATAACTAACTCACGAATTGCCCGCACTTCATCGGGCGTTAGTTTCGTAGATGTAAACTCACGATTCAATACTAAATCAACATCTGACGGCATCAATGCCAAGCCCTCAAACTCACCACAATATGCAATGATGTTTTTATATGCTCGCTCGATGTTATTAGTTAGCATTGTTAAAACGCTTTTTTCGTTAGCGTCTTTAATCTCGACCTCGCCTAGCGTTTCTTGGCTCTTGTCTTGTGTGTCAAAACGGCCACCTATGGCGCGAATTTGTTTAGCATTTTCTTCCATGTAGCGAAATAACGCATCACCGTCCGCTGTTAGCTTGAGTATATCCATGCTCACACCATCGGGCAAAAAGTTATGCACACCTGCACCAAAGGCAAAATACTTGCGTCCGTTAATTGTGTCGAACTCTTCTTTTTTGCTTTCGTCCCATCCGCTCGAATAGCTTGTATCTTGTAAGATTCTTAAACGCTCTTTTAAATCTGCGCTCACTTGATACCGTGAATGTGCTTTGTGGCACAATGGCGCAAGATAACCGCCTTCAATCTGTAATGTGCCTGCTAATTTACGCTCTGTCTGTACCACTTCAACAGGAATATAAGTTAGGTTTTTGCTCATTGCCTGAGGATAAATACGCTCTTCTTTTTGAATGGATGCTTGACCGTTATAGACTTCTAATTCTTGCCAATATCCAAACTCATCGATTCCTAATTCTAAGCACACAGTAACATTAACATTTGTACCGTTTTCGTCCTTGCGTATTTCTTCTGACTCTAAGCGCATATAAGTAAATGTTAAGCGTCCGTTTACTTTACCAAAAGCCCAGTCTTTTAATGATTCGCGTGTATAGTGCTTAATGCTTGCACGTTGGTTTAGTGCGGCTTTGTCTGCAATAGATAGTTCGACATCAAGTCCGCTTGGTAACTGGTCATACTCAGCAAGTAAAATGTGATAGCCAACTTGTAAGCAGTTGCTTGCTGTAATCTCAATAGATGCTTGCAAGCTAAGCCAATCCCCATCGCTATCATCAATTAAATAATTTAGGCCATCAGGCAAATTAACTTTAGCAGGGTGTCGGTTCATTGCGCCTAGCAAGTCGTTTAATGTGCGGCAAGGGAAATCTTCAACCTCAGCACCCATCTTGTACGCTTCATAACGTCTAATTTGCTCAGGTGTATTACATTCTAATTGATTAGGGTGCGGCAAAAACTTAACGCCCTCACGCTTAACGGCTGCCTCGCCCTCGATAAACTTACGAATAAGCAATAGCTCATCTTGTGCTGTTATGTAATTTGTGTGCGCTGTGTGCTTTGTCATAGTTTTGCTTTCCTAAAAGCCGCATCATAAGAGTCAAGTGCTTTCATTTCTTTAAACGTTAAAGGTCTGCCGTTCATGTCGGTAAACTTATCAATTGACAGTCCACCCTCTTTAAACAGTTTTGCGCGTGTCTTGCCTAGACTTGACTCGATAAACCAATCTGGCTGTGAGCGCATCCACTTATCCATAGACGTTTTTGCGTCTATTTGCCCTGCTTTAAATATAGCAGAATCTTTACGCCCTGAGTATGTGACTTTGCTTGGTACTTCTTTCGCATCTTGTCCTTGTGCGCGTTGTTCTGCTGCTTTGTCGCGTCTTGTGTCTAGTCTATCAGACTTTTTGGTAAACGCTTCTTCGGCCTGTTGTCCATCTTGACCGCCCACGCTCGCTTTTGTCCCTGCGAATGGGTCAAAACCAATCGGTACTAAAGTCAGCACACTGCGACAATTAAAATGTAATGGTGGTATTGGTGTAGCAGGGTCATCAAGTGCATAAATCTTTTGTAATTGCCCGAAGTGCCTACAAGTTAAAGTCGTGCGATTGTCAAAAGTAGCTAAAAAGATTCGCCCTTGTATTAAGTCTGCATTTGCTTGTGCTGCCACATCACGCGCTTTATTTGCATAATGATTAGCACCTGTACGCACTAAAGACTCGGCCTCTCTTGCGCCTGTATTTGTAATTAAACCGTCTAAATAATTATTTGCTTTAGTGCCAACAAGCCGCTTAGTCATCTCTTGCACTGTTGCGCCTGATTCGTAACCTGCCCTAATCGTGTTATCAATGATACGCGCTTGTGTGCTGTTTGTTGCCCCTGCGATATATTCGCGCCATGTGCCCACTTGAGACACAACACCCGCTAAAACCATCGGCGCATTAACCGCTTTAGTGATTGCAGCCTCACTGACTGCCGTTGCACCTGATAATTCACCAACAACATGATTAGATTCGTACTTTGCCAAATCGAAAAGGTCGTTTGTTGTACCCTCCCACATTGCATTCATCTTTTCAGCAACCATCAGCGAGACTTGACGGCGTAAAACATCAAAGTCTTTACGGTTCATCGTGGGTTCATAATCTGCTAATGCCGTTTTAACTGCCTTAGATAAATCAAAATACGCGGGCATGATGCGAGACTGTACAATGCCTGTGACTAATCTTGACACTGTCAATTCATGGCGTAGTGAACTATCTATCGTTAGCATTTAGAATCCACTCATATTGATACCGCTCGCGCTTGGTCGTCTGACTGGCATCTCATAAACAATGGGATAACCTGTTGCATCGTTTTGATGGTCAAAGCCGCTCTTTTTGTCAGGCTCTCCGTTTTTATCATACGCTTGTTGTTCTAAACACGCTACAACATCGGGGCATTTTGACGCATTAACCCACATTTTGCCGTTAGCTAATGCGCCATTGACTGCTAAAATACGGTCTTTAACAAATGGATTAGAGTCTCTAACTTTAATCACAAAACCAGCTTGTCTTAACAGTGATATATCGCTCTCGCTTGCGTTGACTGTTTTACGGCTGTTACCGCTTGCATCGGGATAAATTGTTATCTTGTGTCCTGCATAACGCTCTTTTAATACTTTGCATAGCTCAGGTGTATCATAAATGCCTGTGAGTTGGTCAACAGCATGCCACCCATTAAGGCGTTTTACATAGACTGTTGAAGCCATTTCGCCAACGTTAAAATCTTGGCCAATGAATAATGGTTCACGCTCTTTTATTGTCTCGTTGCTGTTGCAGCGGTGGCGGTCGTAATTATTATATATAGTTCCGCTTGTTAAATTAACAAAACGACCTTCTATATAAGCATCTACTAAACTGGCAGGGTAAGACTCTTTTAACGACTCGATATAGTCAGGCGGTAAAAATGGATTAGTATAGGACGCTGCTTGCACCATGTCGTAACTGTCTGTTTTTTTTGACACCCATCGCTCATGGCAGAATCTAAAACCTTCGGGGGTGGTGTAAGCATTTGCTTGATTAAACGGCTCAATAATGCCTTTTGGTCGCTGTCTGTTTCTAGCTATAACCTGATTCCAAGCGTGTCTTGCGTGTTCTGTTTGTAATGTGTCTAATTCATCACAATGCGCTTTGTAAGTCTCATAGCCCACGATGCGTTCTGGATTATCAAGCGTCCTTAAAATAAAATCACCAAAACGAGGCGCACTTGTATAAATGACGTTTTCAGACTTGTTGTAATTGTGGGGTATTCCGTGTTCTGTTAGTTTTGCTGTGATTCTAGGTGCTGTAATAAGCCTTACTAAGTCGTAAGTCGGTGCATATAAACCGATTAGTGTATCGCTAGACTCACAAGCATCTATCATTGCAGCGTTAGCCATCGCCTCTGATTTACCTGCTCCAAAACCCGCACAAAAAAGCCTGTACTTTGCAGTCATGGCCAAAAATTGCGCTTGTGGTTTAGTCGCTCGAATCTTGAGTGTTCGCATTGATAACTTCTATTTGTACTTTACCGATGGGAGTATCGCCAATGTTTTTAACTTGTGCTTTAACCTCTGTTGGTAATAGCTTAGCCCAAAGTTTATAAAATTCTGTTTGCTCTGTTTTTGCCCATTCAACAAGTGCATTAACTCCACCTATCCCTTCAAACGCTTCTTGTAATGCCTCTTTTACAGCCTTAGTTGATTTGTTAGGGACACCCTTAACACGCCCTTTACCTCTATTTCCTGCCGCACTTTGCCCTACTATACGGGAATCATTATCATTTGTAGTCATATAAGAACCTCTTATAATTACCTCATACCCTCAATGATCCACCAAGCCAAATAAACTAACCACACACCAAAAGCGATTATACAACAAATACCCGATACTAAGCACAGTTGCAAAAAGCCTTTAAGTGCTTTCATTT